TTGGTCAAACTTCACGGTGTCGGTTGTCAAAGACTTAGCCAATTCCGTGATCTGCTTAATTGTTTCCATCTTTGACCCTTTCTCGGTCTTTGTATTCTTGAACACCTGAGTAGGTAGAGGCGCTTTAAATTCGTGCATCTCCTCAACCTGAACGAGTGTGCTTTCTCCATTGACCGACTTAGCCAAAATCAACTTAGCGTTAGGGTTAGCAGGGCGATCTACAAGAGAAACTTCAATGATTGAACCGTCAATGATTCGACCGTTAGCGGCTTTGTTGTCGCGTACAACGCGTGGGGCTTTAATGCCTACTGAGAATCCGCGATAAACCTGAGCCTTGACCTTCTTAACTGCCAAAGGATCAACAACATGGACACCAATAATATGCTTGCCGTTCTTGTTTTCATATTCCTTGGCTACTCCTGCTGCGTTAGGGCCGTGCATTTCACGAATGTTTCCACCTGATGTGAACCAGTCTGGCATAGCCTTTTCAAGCCATGCAGGGTCACAAATCTGCTGATCAAGGTCTAGTGAGTCATCTGTGGCATTGCCATAGACCATAAGTGTTCCATCTTCATTCTCGTCAAACTTGAGAATGGAGGCATAAGCGGTAGTAAAATCGCGCTCCATAGTTAGTTACCCGCAGTCCAGAGGAATGAAACTGATGTGTTAGCGCCAGAAGCGATAACTGAGATTGTTGTGCCTGATGTGAACTCAACCTGAAGGGTTGCACCAGCAGCAATACCAATACCCTGAGTCGCACCTGAAGCGGTGACGGTTCCATCTCCAATATAGATGGTCTTGCTTGAGTCATTGTTGCGGATAACAACAAGCGCTCTACGCACTCCAACAGGAGTAACAAGTAGCGTTTGCGCCGTTGTTCCTACGGTGATTGTGCCATGCTGAAGCGAGGCGGGTGAGTTGGTTGCCATTTATTTCTCCTGTTGTTGTGAGGGATAGCGTTCTTGATACAATTTTCCTGCTTGTTCATTGCCGTCTAGCCAACGGCTTAATAATTCAGCCTGTGGCATATTGTCATAATCATTTTCATCTAGAATCATATTTACGCTTTCCAAACTGGAAGAATTCCTCTTCCCGTTGTTTCTGCCGCGTATTCTTTAGCAGACAAATTCCATCCGTACTTATTGGCATAGTATTGAACCAGAGGACTTGTCCTATCTCCTAGCGCCCATTCTGCATAAACTTCAGCGTAGGCTTCAGCAGTTGCAGTTCTGCCATATCTTGAAAGCAACAACCGCGCTTCTTTCGGCGTTGATTTAGATATGCTGCCTCGGTAAGCATTTTGGATGCTATCCATTGTGTGACCGAGTTCATGGCTAAGTGTATATGTAAGAGGACTTGTCTTGTCGCGGGCGGGCATACTCCAGTTCCCGTTACTAACTGGATCCTTTGTGCTTTCTCTTACCATGCGAGGGTTTAACCAGATCTTGTCTGATCCCAAGTAAGTGTAAGCGTTAGTTGTTCCACCCATTCTTTGAGGAGTTACATAAAGGGTGTAAGGGCGTTCAATTCCATTTGCGTTAAATTTGCGCCATTCTGGAAGAGTATCGCGGGCTTCATTAAATGACTTAAACACATTGGCAATTTGCTCGCTGGTTATCTCTTTAAGACCGCGCTCAATATAAACCGAATGATTGCCTGAAATATAAACATCATTTTTGGCAATTAAGTCTTGGGTTGCCTTGATCTGAGATTCAAGCAGGTTCGGTAGATCTGTGCTTAGCGAGTTCTTGGTGAGCGCTCGCATATCCAAGAAATGAGAAAATGCTTGCTCAGGCGTGGCTAGGGTGAACTCTGCCGGGGTTGGGGCGGCTTCTGGTATTAGGGCTGCCGCCTGAGATGCGAAATCAATGGCGTTAGCAAAGCCTGTTGAATCGCCCTCATCAGTCGAGCCAATATCGATCGAGCCACCGTCTGTTGCATCTCCCCCGTCAGTAGGGGCGGTAGCAGATGAAGTATCTGAGATATAAGGGCCTATATCGCACATACAGTTAGGGTGAACTGGGGCATCTCCATTAGGCCAATCCTCGTCAATGGAGATAGGGGAAGCATCAAGATTGACTTGGCAATCCTCGCAAGGATCAGCCACAAGCCATTCGACCATCTCAACGCCTGAATCTGCGTACTGGGCGAGTTCTGATTGAACTACTGCGCGACTCATTTCAGTCTGGGCGATGGTTAGCGCGCGCTGAGGATCGTTAATAACATCGTTAAGTTGGCGGGAAACTTCTCTAGGCGTGGTTCCGTCAGCAAGACCGTTGCCAAGAACCGTACCAATTCTGTCTAATGAAGTGTTGGTAATGCCGTTAATCGTAATACCGCGAGCATCTAAAAGCGATTGCAAGCCGCCAGCAGGATTGACTAGGGCGGCAGCAGCAGAGTTGCCGGGTGTCCAAGTGTTCCAATCAACTACGCCAACATTAGAAACAGGTGTTACTGCTTTTGTAAGGCGTTGGTTAATCATTACCCCTGCTGCGGTTTTACCTAAAACCCAACCATCTGCATAAATCGGTGTAAGGGATGCAGTAAGTGCAGCCTTGTTAGGCGTAATATGAACCCGCGCCCAATCTCTTGCTTGCTGATTTGTTACCTCGGTGTGACCAAGAAAAGCGTTAAAGAACGCCTCAGTAATGTCATCGGCGTTAAATGCGCTTCTAAACCCTTTGCGGATTTGTTCTGCGTGTTTAGCAGATAGGCGCACTAACGCGCCATGCCACTCCATTACAACCCCAAATAGCGTTCAGCGTACCAACGAGCGCCGTCAAGGTCTTTCGCATCAATGAACTTGTTTAGAACCTCGGCGTAAGCGTGGTCTAGGTGTTCAAAGTTGAATGGGCGAGTAGCGGTTCCGCGATTTACCCAACGAATGAACTTCTTAACTTCTTCTTGTGCTGGTTCAGCCTTTGGTTCGGCAGTTTCAGGTGCTTCAGGCGCTTCTGCTGCGCTTGGCTCGCCATCTTGCTGACCACTTTCATCAAGTGAGGTTCCAGCAGCAACTACGCCATCTGGTGTGAACATAAAGACTGACTGACCTGCAACAAGGAACGGCATATCTGCTTCTGGAGTGTCAATAAGAGGCAATCCGTTATCATCGCGCCATTCGTTCACGGTCATACCAGCAGAACGCTTCTTGAGATCATCGCGCTTGGCTGAATCTTCGTTATCTGTGGCATCACTTGATGACAAGCGGAATTCAAGTTCGCGTGGCATACCCAACCAGCGATAGGAAAGGGCTGAGAGTTGCTGAGAGAGCCACTTAGCAGTTGGGGTAATACCGATTGCTTCTGCGGCTTCTTTCTCGCCCTGCTGATGACCTGAACCACCAAGACCAGTCTTGGCAGAGAATCCAAGTTCAGTAGGAAGAACGCCAAAGTGTCCTGTGATCGAGGTGATGAGGTAATCGTCTAAGCGATCAGAGAACTTTTCTGAGTAGCCTTCTTCAAACTTGAGAACGCCGCCCGGCAAAAGCATACGCATACGGTTACGCTGCTCGGTCTGCCCTGCAAGTTCATCGTTGTAGATGTTCTCGTAGTAGCGAATCTGCTCAGGTGTGAGGTTGGCTGATTCTGGAAGTTCAAGCCATGACTTAGGCATTACGCCATCTGTGAACTCGCCCTTGATCCATTGCTGGCGGCGAAGGTAGATATCTGCCATTGGAAGAGCGCGTTCTACTGGTGAATATCCCCAGATTGAGTTAGCGCGGCGATTGCGGATGAGGTAAGCAAGTTCATCGCTTGAGAACTCACCATCTGCATCTTCATCATCTACTGGTGCGTGGAATTCAGAGCGTGGGAAGCCAAAGAGAATCTGTTGGTAAGCAGGGCCAACTGAAGGATCTGGGCGCATACCGCGATCATCAAGAAGTGGCTTGATGGTTGATCCGTCAAGAATCTGCAATCCGCGAATCTCGCCACCGATGGTTGCTTGAGGCCAGATAGCAAGCGCATCAAGAACATCCATCTCCTCGATCGCCATTCCTAGCCAATCAACGAAGGTAAGTCCATTAGCAGGGTCAGGGGTTTCCCAGAACTTGCGAAGGCGAGCAATCTCAGGTGCAAACTTTTCACGGGCATCAGCCATAGCGCGTAGGTGATTGCCACCAGCCTCAGCGATAATGCGCTCAGTAGCCGAATCTGAAAGAACGATATCCCAATCAAGCCCTGTGAGTTTAGCCTTGCGAACTTCAATACAACGGCGAAGAATATCAATCTGATCTGCGGCTACGCGAAGGGTCTTAAATGGTACGAGGCGGTTCTCAAAAAGGTTGATGTTCTGAGCAACCAAGAACTCGTAACGGCGTGGATCAGCGCGGTTAGTGCGTGGGTTGAGCGGGTTGATCGCGTTAGGAAATAGCGGAACGGCAGCAGGAAATGGTGCGCTACCGAGAATAGGATCACGATACATAGGGTCAGCGTTGTAATGCTGAGTATCGGTGCTAGTTAAAGCATTAACATTGACTGGAGAGGCTGAAGGCGCAAGTGTTGGCGCTTTAGTAATCTGCTCCGCTACCTTAGCGGCTAGGCGATCTAACAAGCCCATCTATTCTCCTTTATTAGCGAACCCAAATCATGCCTACATCGGCAGTTGGTCTTAGTCCTGCGATTTTCCATCCATCTGTTTCCCAAGCCTTAGCGTGTGCATCTCGCCAAGCCCATAAATCTTGATCTATGTCATACCACTTATCGGGTTGTTCTAAGTGATTGACGATGAACTGCGGTGCAACCTGCGTATATCCAAGAGCCGCTAGGTAATGTAGTTGCTTCTGGTGTTCGTCTATCGTTGCCTGAGTCCACTCAAAGGTAAGCATCTTGTATTTACAGATCATGCCCTTGAATACTGACCACTCAGCGCCTTCAACATCTATCTTGATGAGATCAGGCTCGCCGTAGATGTTGGCGAGGGTGTCTATCGTGATGGTGTTGGCGTATATAGTTCTAAATGGCTTGCCGTTATATGGCATATCCGGGGAAGTTAGCCAGTCCTTGTTTAAGGTGCTTAGTCCATCTTCCTGCGCCTCGTAGAACTCCACGCGCTCGTTATCTGTATCAGATACGGCGAACTTGAGCGGGATTACGCGAGTTTCGTAAATAAAATTTTTAACAAGATCTGCATAAATCCGCGAAGGTTCTACGGCTATTACATCGTAACCTTGAGCGAGCGCAGCAACCGTAGCATCGCCCCGGTTAGCGCCGATATCAAAGAATAACGGCAAGGTTCGCCTCTATCGCGTTGCGGTACTCGTCAGATATATCCAAGCGAAGTAGTTCGTTGAAGATATCAATAGATTCTTGCTTGCGACCTAACCACCATGCTGCTACTGCTTCTTCAAACTCTAGAGCATACGATACATAGCCAACATCGGCAGGTAGTGGGCTGAACCCAAAATCATCGTTAGCCACATTCTGACCTATACGCGAATAAACCCACGCCTTGCGCCAGTTGCCTTGGCGTTCGTGGAACTGCGACAAGAGGAAGAAACCTTCTGGGCGATCAGGGTCATAACCGATTGCTTGCATGAGGCAAGTTTCAACAGTTGTTAGGCGGTCAGTCTGATCGTTAAAGCATTTGGCAAGTTTAAGCAGCGAGGTATAGACATAAAGATCGCCCCACTCTTTGCCATACTCTGCGGTGCGTAG